ACACAAAGACCGCCCAGTAATGAGGAAACAATTAGAAAATTGAGACTTCATAGCCTGATGTGTTGCATGAACTGCCAGCTATGGCTGGAATGACTCAGCCCCACATGATTGCACTCTCCTCATCCAGGCCTCTGGATTCAGCTATCTGGTCACAGACCCAGGTAATGCTATCCTCAGGAATCTGCAAGAAGATGAGGAAGGGTTTGACTTGCTCTCTGATGGCTGACATGCATCTCTTTTCTGTGAGTAGGCTTCGACAACCTTCTTTCCCCATGATGGCACACATGGTGGCAGCAGCCTGATCCATCAATGTAAGGTGGTAGTATTTACTAGAGTAGCTAATAGCCACCATCCCTTCACCAAACTCCTCAACTTCTGCTGACCATAGCATGGGTGCTCCATCAAATATAGATTCAATATCCAACGAGCCTTCTGACAGCTCTGTTGCTATAACATCTGAAAAATCAATATCCTCCTCCAAAATGTCCACAAGCTCCTGGGTCGTTAGAGGTATCACATTCTTCTCAACTAGTTCAGACAGCTTAGACCTCATGAGCCCTTGTTTCCTCAGTGAACCCTCTAAACAGTCTCTGAATATGTTGCCCATCAGTTCATTGTTAATCCCTGGTGTCTTCCTCTTTGTTGCAAGCAGGGTGGAGGCATGAGACCAAGCCCAGTTGTCCAATGTCTTAAGGCAAATCCAGCTACATGATGGTTCCTTCTTTCCGAATGAAAAGCTATCCTTGTTGCTCCATAAGAATGCAGCAGCAGATTCAGAGATGTCAGTGTCTCTGGGTCGGTAGCTCAGGATGTTCATAATTCTTCCCTCTTGAATTCTGACAGACAGGTTGAGGATGTCCCCCCTAACTCTCATGAACACTTCGTCTGGGTTTTGTAGCTCTCGGATCCAGAACCCTCGCTCCAGCACTCTTATTGGGCATCCATCTGTCCTGGATGCTGGCTTGATCTTGAAGCCACTGAGCCTCACCATACAATGGCCTCTAAATGAGGAGGCCACTCTGTTGTTGATACCCAGATCATCACATAGCCTCCTGATAGACTCAATGACATCATATAGCCGGGCTTCACTGCTAAGCCTTATCTCCTCCAGCCAGTTGTTGGTGCCATCCCCATCTATCAAGAGTTGGACATGTGTGTCCTCCATTACTCCCGTCCAGACTCCTTTCCCTTTGTATCCAATACTTCCACCAGGCCTAGTGAAAGTCCGTTGAGGCTTGCTAAATCCCCCTAGAGTCCCTGACTGAGCCTTTTCTATCTGGTCAAGGATAGACCCACCTTTCTGGGAAAAGTAATTGGAGATGAGGCATAGGGTCATTGTTCGAGATTTCCTGATCACCTCTGTGGGCTGTGGAAGTGCAAGGCTTTCAAATGCCTCCATGATCATGTCCAATTTATATTCTTCTGTGTACGGACCATTGAGGATCATGAAGAGTAGGTGTTTTAGGATAGAGATGCTTTCCAGTCGTTCCTGATTATCCAGGCTCTTCTCAGCATCCAGGCAGAACCCTGGGAAGAAGTTCATTCGTACCACTTGGTTGATAGTAGTGACCCCTCCTGATTTCTTAACAGGAGCCCCCAGCAGTCTGACTGACCTGGACTTTGCATCCACGTGGGCTATGAAATTTCTGAATTGCACATGACTCATGAATGGACCATCCCTAAGGGTTTCTGCAGGGTCAGTACTGAGCCATGCAAAAGAGGCTCTCAGCTTATCCCATTCCTCCTTCAACAACCTGGGCCCCAGTTTGGTTCTTTTCATCCCAAACCAGACCTCTGAAACCAAATCCTCAGCTTTACAGCGCAGGTCAACTGGGTCTTGAAATAGGTCAATCCTGCTCCTTACGATGTTTCTTTCTCTGACCACAAACTTCCCAGTGAGGTTTTCCACTTCCTCCAGAAGAGTGCACACTCTTTCATATTCCTGGGCCTGAGGGAACAGCATCCTCTCCTGATTTGGATTTAGGGTACCACCATGCCTCAAGGCAGATACAGAAGACATCATTAAAAGCTTGATCAAACTAGCTTTCTGAGAGGGCCCTTTCCCATGAATGCTAGCACTGAATCTGAAACAGTGCCTGGACAGTAGATATACACCAGCTGCCACAACCCTGGGGACAACATGACCCTTGCTTAGGCTGCTGGTGACTCCAGGTGAGTGTATTTTCTCAGCCAATTTCAATACCAACTCCTTTTTGGTTTGTGCTCTCCTGTAGAGAATGCCCGGATTCTCATCTATTTGCTCTACCCAGTCAGATGGAAGGCCCATCCTTTCCAACAATGATTGATACTTCTTCCGGTCTCCCCAATAGATCATAACTGAGTGACTCAGAGTCCCTCCAGTTGTGGCATCAAGTGCTCGATAATCTTCCTCCCCTTTAGTCTTGTTCTGAATTTCATTAAAGTAGTAGGCATATTTCCTTCCTAAATCAGTAGTCTTGCAGGCCCTCCAGAGGTTAAACCTAAAGCCAGCACCTCCCGCAAAGGCAGGGTTGTCCATGAGGAAGAATCCCAGGGCAGGATCAGGGTCAGATAGAATCATACCCATGAATGTCCCGAACAGAGGGTGGAGACAGAGGCCTAAGAGCATGTAATGATGTAGCATCTGTGCACACTGAATTAAATAGGTCAATGAGAAAGAAGCACCTCCTTCCAGGCACTGAGTTAGCAGGTTGGAGTAATCTTCCTGTCTGCTTGCCAGTGCCTCAGTTTCAGATATCTGGTGAGAAGCAGCCACCCATCTGATTGTAGGCCTGACAAGGTGCTTGTGAAAATGAAACTCAGAGTTATATTCTACACAGTAAACTGTATTGACAGTTGACTTCTCTGATGAGTATATCCCAAATAGAGGGTTGAGGTATTTGACTGAGTGGAGCAGATTAGCAACAAAGAACCTGGATCGGACCTCATCCATGTCTGATTTCGGTCTTATGCTGATCATGATGGCAGAGTCATCTGATCCTTCAACCACATCAACCACACCATTAATGCTTTCTCCCATATAGCCCTCCTTTAGCTTTGACACAAAATAAGTTTTATAAAAGCTCTGGACACATGAATGGAGAAGGCTAGAGGTGAAATGCAAGATGCCTTGCATCATCCCTGTCTCTGTCTGAATATAAGTCTTGCCCTTTTCCATCCAGCTTGCCTCTGAATTGCCATGGAAAGCATTAGTCATGGCCTCTCGGAAGGCATCACTGGACTTGCTGTCTGACTTGGAACTGAGATGAGTTAAGAATCTCAGATCAATCATCATCTTCTTCCTCCTGAACATTGATATTGCAGACCATATAAATTTGTGGAACTTGCTAGGCATGAACCAGCACAACACCAGCGCTAGTTTTGTTGTGTAGTGGCCCTGGTTCCACTTCTTTGCATCATTTGAAGAGTTGATATTGATGGATCCTGGCCCCAGAGACCGTGCTGACTTCAGCCCATGATTCTCAATGATGGAGCTCTTCAACCTTGGGTTTGCAACTGTCTCATGAGGGCTCAGTTCACAAACACACCTAGCCATGGTTTCAACACCAAACTGCACAAGCCTGGCATTGACATCCATCACATAGATTTCCCTTAAACCTCCATGCTGATTCTTCTTGAATAAGCATATTCTCATACAGCCATCTTCAAGCACAGCTTTCCAAGCCTGCCCCACTGCATCAATATACCACATGAATCCCCTCTCAATAAGGCCTGCCATCTTTTCAAGAAGCTTGGACCTGTGGTACTCCTTTGTTTGAACTTCTGAGAAGATCTCCCACTCTTTTGAGAAATTGCTGGTGGCCTTCATTGAGGCTAAGTCCAGGATGTTTTTTGAGCCAATCTCTTTAAGGACTCTCTCTTCGAGATTCTGTTTCCAGGATCTCCCATGCCTTTGTGTTATCTCCTTTTCAAGTGAGGAGCATGCAGCTCTCAGGAAGCTTCTTGAAAACTCATGCTTTTTAGGTGAGCTGGTGTCACCCCAGCCAAGAAATGTGGGATCATCGGGCTTGTCCTCCTCCATTTCTACAATCTTCTTGTACATTTCTCCTAATGCATTAACCTCAGTGGATTCTTCCTTATTCTTGTAGTAACCTATGTACCAGCTGTTGACCATATTCTCCAGGTTTGTTGACCTACCTGATATGGCATGGAAGGTTCCTCCCCACTCAATGCGCCCTTCCCTTGGTATGAGTGTAAACGGTTGGGATGCCACACGGACCATGCAATCTAGGTGCTTCCTTAATAGGAAGACCTGTAGTTTGGTTCTCAAAGGGCCTTCTAGTTTGCTCAACATCTTCTGGGGTTTTGGGAGCATGGGTGCAGAGACAAACCCTTCCATCTGGGTGTACCTTGTTAGTGTTATGATCTCTTCTGTCTTTGCCTTGTCCTCTAGACTGACCAAGAATGTCAAGCTGACCTGCTCTCGCAGCTCTGCGCATGGCTTTCTCACTAACCATGGTGCAACCCCAAGCTTCTCCCTCCAGAATGCAATTGAATTCAGCATCGTGCATGGAAGGTTGACTAGATTGGTTAGCTTGCATGTCTTGAGACTTTTGAACTCCATGAGTTCCCAATCTCCAGCATCAACAGTGTCAGAAAAAACTCTCCCCATGAGTCTTTTCGAGATGTCAGACTTCTTGATTGCTAGGCTGTAGAAAATGTGCGATGAGGACTTCGTTGGCTTGATGATGACATATATTGGCCAGAATTTGAGCTTTTTTATGATGAACTCCCCAGCCCTACAATGCTGCTTCAGGGCACTTGCCAGTTCCTGAGCTAGGCAGGACACCCATAGGGACCACTGAACCACATTGCTGCTGAGATTTCTTTTGAATGAGTCATTCAATGAGTTTGTCAGTTCAGTGTTTTGCATGAGCGACGCCTTTTCAAGTAGTATGGTCACAGCCCTCTGGATTGACTCATCTCCATACCGAGATTCAGACAGAAGGTTATTGAATGTCAAGAAGTCACTGATGTCATCCACATCAAGATAAGGGCTTAAGCTTTCATGTGATTCTTTCTCTTTCTTCATGTTTGCAGCAGACCTCTTCCATTTTTTGCCCTCCACCCCCTGAAGGGAGAACTCTTGCTTGGCCCCTAAGCTAAGAGTAGGCCGAAATCTCCTGTATGTGATTTTGGCTTCTTTAGGGGTATCCATTTCTGGGTCATCTGACACTGCAATTCCCAGCTCCTTTGCTGGGTCACTGACCACACCTTCTACATTCCCAAGAGAGACATCTAGGAGGCACTTAGCCCATAGTTCACCGTACGGGCCATGATCCATAAGAGACCCAAACCCAGAATCAGTCTTGATGTCTATTGACTCATTAGAAGGCTTTGGGAGCCATGGTGGTAGTTTTACAGTGCCTTTGTTTATGCTAGTCTGCTTGTTGCTTTGCTGATGGAGGCCGGCTAGGAGGTCTTGGGTCTTGTTGATGGCGTCACATCTGTTTAGCTCCAAGCGTTCCTGCATGGTCTTCTCTGGCTTCAGAAAGTGGGTATGGCACAGCTCTTCATATGATTCAATCTCCTTAGCCTTCAAGGTATCTGTAATGAACTTCACATCAGCTGGGCTGGAGAGAAACTCCTCTAGCATTCTAATGTCTGAGTTTGGGAAAGTCTCCTCAACTTTCTGGAGATTTGGATCAAACAAGCCAAAGAAGGATAGAGCCCTGCTCACAGCCTCCAACTCCTCTTCAGTCTTTTGCAACTCAACCTCTGCATCCATTGTTCTTGCCTTAGTGTAAATCTCATTGGCAATGCAAAATCTGTACATTAGCTCTTCTGCCTCATCCTGGGTCAGAGGCATATTGGTCAGCACTCCACTTGAAGACACCACTATGATTCCATAGAACACTCTAGCATTTGCCATCAAGTCCACCCTGCGAGATATGGGATCTCTATATTTTTCAACTTTTGTCCTGTATGCAGCTTCTAGTCCTCCCATGTTCAGACTTCTCGTTGTTGTGAACTCCACAACAACAATGGTTCCATCCAGTCTGGTGTGGATGACATCGGGAGTCATGCCATCTGACCCATCATGAGCTATGGGGAACACTTCTGACAGCCTGCGGTCAGTTGTTTTAGAGAGCCCAGAGAATGTAAAGTCATGGTTGATCTTATATGCTTCAGAGAGCTGAATGTTGATAACACCAGCATTGATGGATGATCCCAGATGGGAAGCAGAGTCAGGAATCGCTCCAATGTCCACCACCACACCAGTGGCATCAACTGACACATCAAGATCTGGCAATCCTGGTCTGTCATAGATTTGGTCAAATAGCCCCGGCTCACCAAGAGACAACCCATCTTCTGCATTTATCCTACCACAAAGCACTTCCAAGTTCATCTGGGGCGTCTCTGTGT